GACATAGATTGTACTGAGGGTTCTTTACCGGCAACTTTAAGCCAGTTACTAACGCGATCATAATTTCTCATTTGTTTTCCTTAGGTTGATTTCTTATTTAGTACATCGATAATATATTGTGCTTGATAAATCGCGTCATCGAGCGAGTTATGATAGACGCCTTGACGGACAGTATCGGCTTTAAAGAGTGCCTTGAAAGTTCTAAAACATCTTGCATCAGAATATTTCCAAGGATGCTTTTTGCCTACAGCTGCATAATTGGCTTCCATGATCACAAGGTCAAAGTCTGGACCACAAGCAAAGATTGGAATTGACTTGGGACCATACCACTCTGAGAACTGATCTAGAGCATCATTTAGAGAAACTCTATTGTTCTTTAAAGCTGCAAATGCTTCAGGTTTCTGAGTTTTCCACCAGTCAATAGTGGATTGACTAAAGTGTAATCCAGCGGCTTTAGATGTACTAGGATCTACATTGATGTAGAATTTATCTAGGATTTCTTTATCGTTGAATTTTAAAGCACCTATAGAAGCTAGTGCCGCATTTTTCTTGGTACTAAAAGTTTCCAAGTCCAACATTACACTAAAATCTGTCATTTTCATACCTCAATTAAAATCTATAATTAATTCTATAACAAATAGAAAAGAAGTAAAATTTTTATAGAATCGTTTCTAATACAGTTATGATTCTCTTGATGTTTTACCATACATAGTATATGGATTAGATTTATTCTACAGCGATCTAAGCTGTATCAAAGGTATTACTGTCCAGAGTCAACAATAAAAATGTAGCTGGAAGCTACAAGGGCTGAGGTAAAACCGAATGCCCTTACTCTAGAAGTACCTAGCAATAAGTATTATGTAAGTCTTAAAGGTAGTCCAGGCCAGGTAAACCCTCCATTGCATTCCGGGTCGCTAGCTAGAGGCTAGCTTAATCCTTTAGAATTCTTCTTCCGCATGCCTGTAGGCGTACAGAGGAGAGAGCTGTGAACACAATAACGGTCTTCTAAGGTAATTATACCATGGTTTTCTATAGATGTAAAATCTTTTTTCGCTGCTAAGTTGTTGATCTATAAAGGGTTCTAAAAAATTTTACTTTTGGTTCATTTTGTGGTACAATTAACCATTCAATTTAATAATGAAGGTCTTCATGACAAATCGTGATCAAGAAATTCTTACTGCTTTTAAAGTACTAGGATTCTCACCTAGAAACAATCAGGTAGAAACAATTAACGAAATAGTATCAGCTTTTTTAGATGACAAAAAGAAGAATGTAATTCTTTGTGCAGGAACTGGTGTCGGCAAATCTATTATTGCCGCCGTAGTTGCGGAAGTGTTAAAGACCGTAGCAGATTCAAACCTCTCTGGGATATATTTATCCTCAACAAACCAGCTGATTGATCAGTACGGAAATTCATTCAAGCATCTACCGGAGATGAAGTTCTTTAGAGTAAAAGGTGCACGTAACTATGGTTGCCAATACTTCATCGATAAGGGCAACAAATATGCAACAGGTGAAGATTGTGTGAAATCTGAATTATCAGAAATGGAATGCAACAAGTACTGTAAGAATTGTACTTATGATCAGAACAAGAAAATTATCAATAAGACAGAAAATCTGATCACAAACTATTCTTACTTCATGATTTCTAAGCTGAAATCTGAACATCTGCTGGATCGAAACTTACAAGTGTTTGATGAAGCTCATCTACTTAATGAAACTTTTTGCGCGCAGGTTTCTATTGATGTTTCTGTAGATTCATTGAATAAACTTTGTGAATCATTGTCTGATCTTAACGGTAAAGCTGATAATCAGAAAGCTGAACTCGTTTTATATAGAAAAGATCTAGAACGCCGCGGGATCACAATTAGCAACTATAAAGTAAAGATTAAAGAATTGTTAAAGATTTACCAAGCGATTGTTGATGTCTGTTCCCACCAAGCCGCACTGATTCCAGATCTTAAAGCCAAAACAAAGGTCCGTAAAGTAGGTTCACGGTTTTCTAGGTTAGCTGATCTAATTATTTCTTTCTTTGAAAATGATTACGACCACGTTTTTGATGATACTATAGACAAACAAATCTCTATTAAGCCGATCTTTGTGTCTGACATGATGGATCTATTTCTTGGTAGGTTTAATCTATTCATGTCGGCTACGATCTCTAAGTCTTTTGCTAAGACAACATTTAATCTAAAGGAAGAAGATACGGCTTATATAAATCCAGAAGAAATCTTTCCTGCTACAAACAAACCGCTTTTTTTCATCGGGAAACAAAATCTAAATTACCAACTTATGAAGGACCCGACGACATTTAAGGATATGGCTAAGGTGATTAAGTTTATTGTAGAACATCACAACAACGAAAAGGGCATTATTCTAGTACCATCGTTCTATGCGTCTAGGATGCTGTCGGATGCGATTCCAAAGTCTGTCCGATTGTTCTTACACGAACAAGGATCTAATTCAGGGGAGATCGTAGAAGAGTTCAGAAAGCACAAAGGCTCTGGAGTGCTAATGTCACCTTCTATATTTGAAGGCTTGGATTTTGCCGATGACCAATCTCGGTATCAGATTATCTGTAAAACCCCCTATGCAAGTTTGGGCGACTTGAGGATCAAAAAAATTGCAGATTCTTATGGAGATATTTATAGAGAAATGACTCTGTATAAAATCTTACAAGGAATTGGCCGAAGCATTAGAAGCGCCGAAGATACGGCAGTCTCGTACTGTCTAGACAAGAGTTCAGAGACGCTTTTTAAGTCATCTCTGAACATCTGGAAAGATCGGTACGAAATTAAGAGGTAAAGATTTATCCAATCGGGAGTGTCGGATCTGCAAGACCAGATCCCATACTTTGGAAAGTAGCCGGGCGGCTTGATCCAGGAAGGAGCTCAGGAAAACAAACCGGAGAAGTTCTAGGAGTATCTAATGCTACTTAGTAGTCGGCCGAGCCTTTTTAACCGGTGCCTTAGGTGCCGATTCTTCAACCACTTGAGCTGCAACCAAAGTCTTGGGCTTTTTCACCTTATTGTGGTGTGCGGCTGCTTCCTCGATGAACTTAGTTTTGTTAGTAAGCCGCTTGACAATTTCCTTGTTGTCAAACCAGAACTCAACACCCTTATGCACATCTAGTATTTCAGCCGGAGTCAAGAATCCACCGTAGGTATTTTCCAAAATCTGTTTGATCTGTTTAGTAGAGAAATCAACATTAGACTTGATCTGACCAGTTGAACCATAGGCACCGTATGCCGCGGTATGCACTAGCATATGAGCCGATTCGGTAACTATTACATCATCACAGTTCAAAGAGATGATAGAAGCGGCAGAATGACACTTCCCGGTAATGATTGCTCGTACTGTAGCATCTGAAGCTTTAATACCTTCGATGATTGACAGCGCTCCATCTAAATCCCCACCGGGAGAATTTATGATAAATACAAACTGATCAAAATCCTCGGCAGAGTAAAGCAAATGAATAAGTTCACGGTATTTTGAAGCAGGACCAATATCTTCGTCAAAGAATACTGTGTGAACTGCAACTGCTTGCTTGTGAGTTTTGATCATAGCAGGTATAGGTTCTGACTGAATCAGCTCAAGAATAGAATCGTTTTCATTTGTTCTCATTTTCATAGTTCAGTTTCCTTGGTTAATTTTAATAATTCTCTGCCCCATTTGGGTAAAGGTTCTTTGAAAACCTCAATATTTCCACCACCTTCGACTACCATCAAGATTACCAACTCTGTGATCTTAATCTTATATAATTCCCATGTCATAAGAGCATATGCTGCGCACTTTTAGTATTTGTTAAATAAGTATTTAACAACAAATATAGTACAGTGTGTTTAATATGTAAATTAACCAAAAACAAAGAGATAGCTTTAAACCAACCAGATTATACATTAAAGAACATGGTATCACTAAATTAAAATATTTTGGTAAAACTGAAAGGTTAGATTATGAAAAATATTTAGGATCAGGCAAATATTGGAAGAAACATATTATCAAACATGGCCGCCAGCATGTTAACACGGTCTGGAGTGAATTATTTACAAATATTGATGATCTAGTAGAATTTGCAGTGTTTTTCTCTGAATTTAATAATATTGTTGAATCTGAAGATTGGGCCAATTTGATTCCTGAGACCGGCTTGGGCAGACTTTGCGGTTTTTATAATGATGTCGAAACCAGATTTAAAATGTCAAAAGCACATAAAGGAAAAGATTCATTTATAGATAAAAATGGTATTGCTTATTATATTGAATGTAATGATCCTAGAGTTTTATCCGGAGAATTCATATCAATTAGAAAAAATAAACCTACTAGAAAAGCTAATTATATAATTGATGGAAAAATTAAAGCATTAGAAATAAATGACCCTAGAGTTTTATCTGGCGAGTTTATAAGACCTCCTAACAGAAATTGAATTATTAGCATGCCGTCATTTCGGTGATAATATTCTTAGCTCTAGTAATTTTTTAATCCAAATTGCCGAATTTTCTTTAAATACGTGTACTATAGAGTCACCTTCAACTACCATTAAAATTATGATGGTTGAAGTAATTAATCCATATCTCTCATAAAGCATTAAACTATAGCATGCACACTGCAAAAAGTATGAATTGATGTCCTTACGATACTTCAGACCAGAGGAAGTCTTGAAGTCGACAATGCAAAGTTTCCCATCATACTCGGCAATACAATCTACAGTACCTGCCAATCCTAACATCTTGGAGTACATCTGATGTTCAAGTACGAATACTCGGTCAACATGCTCTTCTAAATGTTTCTTCATGGTAAGAAAATCTAGTTTATAGAACATAGATATTTCATCCCACGGCTTATTTAGGAGCAGGTTTTCACAGGCTAAGTGGATAGCTGTACCACGTGTAGCCGCAGCCTTGGTGATCCGATCCGCCTCGGTATGACCAACGGCATCTCTCCACGCGGCAATATCTGCCTTGCCAGAACTAAATTGACCCACAAAGGAAGTAACGGATCTGTACTTATTTCCTTCTGGGTCAATGTAGTATCTTATCGGCCCAGAATCATCTCTAATGAGTTCAAAATTCTGGGGTTTCACATCTTCATAACGAATAAAGTTTTTCATATTAGTCCGAAAAAGTTCTAATTTTCCAAATATCAAAAAGAGGTCCACTATGATCCGGAGAAAATATATGGGCATTCAATTAAATTTTCATCTAGATCGGTTGGTCTAGGGTGGGAAATAAAGTAATCTGTGCTTCTAGCTAAAGCTTTAATTATTCTATACTTATGTGTAAATACTTCACGTTGTTCTATAATCTTTACCGGTAATCTTTGAAGAATTAATGTTCTAGATTTTTCTATAAATTCTATGTCTTCTCGGGTCTTACATTCAAGCAAAAATAACCATGCTTCTTCTATCAGCTTTGAATACATTATAAACCCAAACGTTCACAAGCAATAATAAAACTACGAACGAATCCTGAACGAACAATGTCTTCGGTCGTAAAAGTAAATTTTCTAAATTCTGACATTCTATTTGTTACTGACATGAATTCTTTCCAGCCAGATGTATCATTTTTATTATAGATAAGATCATTTTGAGCAAAATCCCCGGTAAAAATGATCTTGGCATTTTGTCCTACGCGTGTATTAATTGTTTTGAGTTCTGACCAATTCATGCATTGACATTCTTCTACTATTACAATACAATCATTAAATGTCTCACCCCTTAGATATGCCGTAGATAAAAATTCAATTTTACCTGTTTCTTTCAATTTTTCATACGCCGATTTATTACCACTAGATAAAAACTCACAGATACCATAATAAGGGCTTTCTACTACTGAATTTTTTTCATCTAAAGTCCCGGGTATGAACCCAGAAGTGCGAATAGATGTTGTATTTCTAATTAGAAAAATTTTCTTATATTTGCTTTCTTGGTTTAAAACTTCTTTTAATGCAAAATATAAGGCAATTGTACTTTTGCCGGTGCCGGCACAACCGCCCAGAATCAATCCGACAAATTCATCTGAATTTAATTCTTGTTTCCAAGTTGAAAATACTTCTTTCTGATTATATGTAAGTGGAGTTAAATTCTTTATATCACTTAATTTGACCATTTTCCCACCATTTGATAGTACTTTAACTGTCATTTCGTTGATTAAATCTTTTTCTAGAGCTTTTTGTTGCCGTGATATTCTTTTAGCCGTTCTTTCGGCTTGGGTTGAAGTTACTTTCCGTGGAGTTGCTGGTGCTCTGGCCATTGATTACCCTTTAAGTTGTTATAAGAAAGTCGAGGTTTTGTCCAGTTGAGATCCCGGCGCTTGCCGGTGAATTTTGTTGAGAACCTCTTTGAACCCGGCCGGGACGCCGCGCCCATACGAACCCTGGACGGTCACAGAGTAACCTACCAGCGGTGTAGAAAGTAGCCTCGATAGTTTACCTACCGTGCCGCAGCACACGCAGGTATCGAGGGCTACGTCATCTCGTTCATCTATCTTTTTAGATAGTTCTACTACTTGATTGCATTCCGAGCAGAGATAGTCATAGAGTGCCATTTTCAACCTTTTCATTGATCTCTAGTTTGGCTTTTTCAATCTTGTATACAATATCATATATAGTTATAGGGATCATGACAATGGTGAACAACAAGCCTGTCAGAGCCGAAACTAAGTGTAGAACTATAGCAGGTACAATCATAAAAAGAGCGTACACAAAAACTTTCAGTTGAGCAAATCCAGAAAGTTTTTGTTCATCCAGCATAGCTTGGGTGATTATTTTCATACTAATGTGAGTTTAGTTGGTGGAACAATGATCTTGGCAAATCGTTCATTGTAGTGATCGAGCAATTCCTTACTTGGAAATGCCATAGAAGTTACGGCCGAGGGTACGGCAAAACCTGCCTCTTTATCTGCATACGGCATGAATTCCAACAGTCCCATACGCCCCTGGCCACGTTCATCTACATCGGTAACTAATTGTAGAATATCACGACAAAAATAAGAACCATTGCCTTCGGTTACGGTAGCCAAAATTTCAGTACCGTCAATCATTTTCAAAATTACAACTTGAGTTTCCATTATGTTTCACTTTCATCAAAGGGGATTTTATCTATAGTTTTGATTGCTTGGCAATCTTTACACTTCAGCCCAAAATGAATGAAGCCATCCTCTTTCCAAGTAATGACGTCAACTCGATTTCTACCGAATATGTGTAAAATTTTATGAATCAGTTTTTTCATAGCTAAAAGGGGACCAGACTTTATCAATCTGGTCCCCTGAGTTTTGATTGATACAAAACTATTTATGCAACTTACATGTAGGCACGTGGTCCTGCAACTGCAAATGCCATAGCGATCATGCGAGCACTTGGGACACCCAAACGATATGAGGTACCTTCGGTAGTACGCCGAGTATAGATGCAAGCACCCTTACGCCGCAGGCGAGATACAACCTTCGATGGAGATGCTACACCGAGCAAACGAAGCTCATTTGGAGTAACACCAGATGCGGTGGCAGTGAGTTGAAGTGTAAAATTTTCTTGAGTCATCGGATTTCCTAAAATGATAAACAGTGCTTTTCAATACTGGGTACGGCTAAACACCAAAGCCGTACTTAGTAACTTGAAATAAATTCAAATTATGTAACATTTCTTAACTAGACACTTGAAGAAAGATTAAATAATTCTATTTGAAGATACTATGGATATTTTAACTATACTTTGTTCTAAACCTCATAATTTTCATTATCTTAGTCGTTATCTAAAATTTATTCGTACTTGCAATATTGCTAATGGTGAATATACAGAAAACCATCACATTTGCCCTAAAGCTAAAGATTTGTTCCCAGAATATGAAAAATCATCTTGGAATATAGTTAAACTGACTGCCCGACAACATTTTATTGCACACCATTTGCTTTGGAAAGCATATTCAAATTCATCTATGGCTTATACGTTTAGGTGCTTTACTGATGGTCAAATTTCTAAAAACACAAAAAGAACTAAATTGAAAATAACTAATAGAATTTATGAAAAACTTAAAATAGATTCTAGTAGATTCAATTCAGATAGGTTGAAAAATCATGTTATTGCTTTAGATTTGCTTACTGGTAATATCGCTAGAGTTACTAAAGAAAAATTTGATACCGATAACAATTTAGTTGGCGCTGCTTTTGGTAATCATGCATTGAAATCAGCCGAAACAAAATTAAAAATGAGCAAACCTAAAACAAAAGAACATGCTGCTAAAATTAAGATTAATGTTGCAAAAATGAGAAAAGATTTTATTTGCTGCTTAGTAACTAAAAAAATTTATACCCAACTTTCTTGGCCTAAACATTATAAAATTCTATATGAACCCGGATATGCAGAAAAACTTGGTAAAACATATAGTGCTTCTCTCAAGGGGTTGTCAAAAACTATAGAACACAGTTTAAACATTTCTTCTTCAAAGAAACTTAATAATCAACTAAATCGAGTTAGCGATGTCATAACTAGAAAAGAATATGACATCGCTAGTTTCAAACGATGGGTTCTGAATAAACCTAATCGCCAATCAGACTCTGGAAGAATTTAGATTCGTCTTCATCCTCATCAGCCGCAGTCACAACTGGTGGAGCCTTCTTTGGCGCAGCCGCCTTATGAGTTTCCTCAGCAGCAATCTGAGCCAGGGAATCGAGTTCCTTATCATAGTCTGCACCCGAGTCAGATTTATGAGCATCTTCACCACCGGTAACCCAAAGGAATTTCTTCTTGAGTTCTTCGGGTGTTTTGAACTTATCAGCCGCAACTTCGTCTTCCAACTTGTAGCACTGAGAAAGAACCTCGTCGATCTTCTTTTTACCACCACCGATTGGCTTTTTGCCCGAGAACTTTGACGTGTCGTAGTTAGGGAAACCTGCAATGATAGTCATACGAAGCAAAAAGTCAGCACCTTCTTCTGGATCAAACACATTGATTGGATCTTCACCGAGATCTTCATCAGGCTTTGCGGCAGAGACGATCTTGTCAAAAATCTTTTTACCGAATTTGAATAGGAAAATCTTACCTTCATTCTCGGGATTTTCTTGGTCTTTGATAACCAAAATGTTCGAGATGTAATTTAGTTTACGCTTACGAAGAGAAACAATTTTCTTGTTTTCATCCAAGCCAGTATTCCACAACTCGCGATTCACATCGGCAATGTAGTCTTGCTGACCCAAAGTCGACAGTGAGTTTTCAATATACCAACGCTGTGTGCTTGGATCTTTAAAAGAGTGAGTGTAAAGACGCACGAACGGAATGTCTTCAACCGTTTTATTTGGGAGGAATCGGATCACGGCGGAAGCATTGCCTGCCTTATCCTTGGTCAATCTCCAGTACCTTTCGGAACCTTCGTCATAATTTTTCTTTTTAGTTGTCACAGAATCTATCTGTGCAATTAGAGAGTCGAAATTCATCATAGTAGTATTGCTTTCTTTAGGTTATTTGGTGGTTTGGTATTGTCAGACCACACGTAACTGACAAACTATTTAATCAAGTTATAGTACTATTCTATAAAAATAGAAAGAAAAGTAAAATCTTTCCATTAAATAAGAGTGTAGACCACGATGAACCAACATCTGCCTACTCTAGCCAATCCTTCTGAAAGACATTATGACCAGCACAAGTATTTATCATTATATTTATAGAATTACGAATGTAGTAGAGAAAAAGCACTACTACGGTAAAAGAAGTTCTAATGTGATCCAAAACAAGATCTCGGCAAAATATACTTTAGTTCGTCTACAGATAAGGAATTTATAGTAGATCAAAAGAAAAATCCACAGAATTATAGATATAAGATTGTACAAAAATTTTGTGATGGCAAATCTGCAATTCTAAGAGAATCTAGATTGCACAAAATGTTTAGTGTTGGTGCGAATCAGAAATTTTATAATAGAGTTAATCAAACTCCCAGTGGATATGATTCTACTGGAACACATATTAATAAAGATAAAATGATAGTTAAAGACAAATACGGTAAATTTTCATCTTTATCTAAAGATGATAATAGAATAATTTCCGGTGAATTTGTTCATATTAGCACAGGCTTTGCCGTAGTAAAGAATAAAAATGGAGAAAATCTAAAAGTCAAATTAGATGATCCTCACTATATTTCCGGTGAATATGTTGGTATTGCCAAAAACAAAACCATAGTTAAAAATCTAAAAACCGGAGAAAGATTTGCGATTTCTGTAGATGATATTAGATTAAAAACTGGGGAAGTAGTTGGAATTATGAAAGGAGTGTTAAAAGATAGAATATGGGCATATAATTCTAACAAAAAGCATTTTAGAATTTTAGTAACTGACCCAAGATTAACTTCTGGTGAATTAACTCGGGGTCGTACTCGATAATCTTTTATCTTCCTCTGATCTCCAAGTTCTTTTTCTTAAATCTGAAGAGGAAAAACTATGTTGGCGCTTATTGAAATAGATAGGAATGTCCAACTCAGAACCTGTGAAAGTTTTTCCTTGATATTCGGTACCCATGATTCTTACATCGATATGGTAAGAGAGAAGAATGTCCAGCAGTTCGGCTTCTGTAGTATAGGGGATTATCAAATCTACATATTTTGAGCCCTCTAGCTGTACATATCGCTCAAATAGACCTTGAACTGGTTTATTCTTGGTATCTGGCCGATCAACCGTTGGATCAGTCTGAAGAGCTACAATGAGAAAATCACATTGTGTTTTGGCTTCTTTCAATGCTAAAACGTGCCCTGCATGAAACAAATCAAATGCAGAGCAC